TTAGAGTTACCATCACCCATTTGCGCCCTGTGTAAACGTTTAAACAGTTTAACGCCGGTAGCAGCGCCTGATGAAATAGTAAGGGTCTCTGTCTGAAAATTTAGATTAGAATCCAAACCTTCAACTATGACATTTTTACCATCATCATTAGCTGCATTAGCAGAAACAACAGCAACATTAGCAGTACCAAAAGCAGCCCATGGATATAGGGTGTCGTCCACATCCCAAACTGTCCCAGTCGTTGCTGTACTCATCGACGGAACTGCGCCGAATTTATGTACTGAGCTAACTCCTTTAACCAAGCCCCTTGCTATGTTTAAACCTTGGTCGCTTACTGGATAATATGTGGCTGACATTTCTTAATCTCCTATCTATGTCTAATAGTTCTAATAAAAGTTTCCATTATTGATTCTTTCTTAATCATTGCATTCCTAGTGTCGTGGTACATTTCTTCTTTATGATCATCACTCATAGATTTCGGAGCCATTTTTTTGAACGATTCCATATCACCATTCGCGGCATGCGTCCTCATCTTAGAAGCAGAGTAACTAGCAACGCCTTTACCTTCGTCCCTATCAGCACCAGCTTGCGCAAAGTTAATCTTCATTTTATAGTAACCATGTTTACCTTCAACGCCATTGTATTTCTTAGCCAAACCACTGAACTCATCTCGATCAGACCCACCGACAATCGTTACTTCTCTGCGACCTTCATCGTGCGCTTTAGAAAGGTGATGGAGAATTGTAGGTGTTTGTTTATTACTAACTTCAATGTTAGCGTCTGGGAAAGCACGTTGCGCATGCTTTAGTTTTTGATCAGGGGATAGTGGATTTTTGTTACTATCATGGCTGTGTGATAAAATAATCTTATGTTCACCACCAACACCTTTAGCTGTGTTCATAACTGTTTTAGCTACTTCAGCATGCCCTTCATGTACAGGGTTCATTCTGACATAAGACATAACCAAATGTTTGTTGGGCGAGTCAGTTTCTTCACGCACAGCAACTTGGTTGACATTTTGGTGTAGATGTGTTTGATGCTTCCTTCTCATACCAGCAACAGAATTCGACCCAGCTCTTTGTGGGATATGACCCTCAACAGGTGGTTTGATTTTAACCATCATTTGTCCGAAAGCATTATGGATGCCATTTTTACCATTATATTTGGGTTCAGAAGAAGTTGTTGCACCCAAAGATTCATTCACAGGCTCGGATGAACCCATTTTACTTCTTAGGAAATTCTGTCTAGAGAATTCTTTTCTGTCGACTAGCTTAGTCATGTTACCGCTTTTGTCGACAGCAACAGCGCCCTCTGGTTTTGTAGGCTCACCACCAACCGTATGCCCGAACGGATTGTTTTTCGCCATAACATTAACCAGGACATCTTTAGCTTTTTGCAAGTGGCTGTGAACTTCAAAGGCTTTCTTGAAATGTTCTCTATTACCCTCAATGTGGTCCATGAGCTTAGAATGTTCTGCAGCTTTTTTGTCTTTAGACTTTTGCATGCTAACAGAGTCAATAGCCTTCTGGGACTTTTTATTGAGGTGGTCGACCAAACCATCAACAGAAGGATCGCCGCCTTTCCGGACCATATCGTTAATATGTGTTTCAATCTTAACACCATGCCCATCAAGAGCGTCCATGGATTCGGGCTTCATTTTAGAATAAGCTTTATTTGATGCGGCTTTGTGATGGGAGTATTCAGCTCTTTCTTCGGCGGTGAAATTACTAGGATTGACATCAATAGTCGGGTCAATATTATGTACATCACCATGACTAGCGAAGGTTGTTCTTGTTTTCTTATCGACAGGTCCGGCAGACATATTACCTAAACCACCGCGACCAGAATACTTTGTGTGTACAACAACACCAAGCTTCGAGTTAGCAATTGCTTTACCATGAGCTGTGTCGTCGTCAACAGAATATGTTATCGTATTTGGTGTGAAATGTGTTTTGCCATCTTTCTTCTCAACGTCTTCTGGCGTATGCATCAAATCACCTTGGTATACACCGCCATTCTTAGGCATAATTTTGGGTAAATGTACCAAAGAATCCTTGAGTTTTGCGGCTAATCCAGGAGCATGGCCATGGTTGGCATCAATATCTTTATCCGTGTAATTGATTTTTGGCGTTTTGTTGAATACGGATTTAGTCCCAACAAAGAACTTCCCAGTTTCAGGGTGTTGGCCGAAAATAACAGCTGGAGCGCCATCATATTTTGTCGAAATATGTGTTGTTGTTTTTTTACCTTGAAGTGTTTTGGCAACATCATCTAAGTGCTGTGCAGCAACACCAGCGCCTTCGTGGCCATTATGGATGATATGATCTTCAAGATGTGTTAGGTGTTTAAGCGCTTTTGTTTTTAATTCTTCTAGAAGAATTTCTTTTACATTACTCATTATTATTTACTCCGCTCGTCGGGACCATAGAAACTCTTGCCCCCAATCGTGTGATCAGAAACTGGTTTTTTTCCAGATGCATCTGGTGTAGAAGGACGTTTCAAAAATTTACCAATTTCACCAACAGAATTAAAGTTATCAACGGTGGCGCTCTTCACAGAACTCATAGGGTCGGCTTGGCTGTCGAATTTTATACTCTGATTAGCAAACTTAATCTCTTTGCCTGTCTTGGGGTGAGGGACATAAAAACCAACACCTTGGCCTGTAGGTCTGACAAGGATATGGTGAGGGTTTTCTAGGATATGCTCATACATCTTACCTGGATCGACGTGGGCTGTTTGCGTTCCAGCCTTAGAACCCCATGTAACAACTCTCATATGATCATGACCGAGATTTTGCATCGGCGTTGCGTGTGCGTGCAAAACGTTATCTCTGATATGTTTCGACAACTCCGCAGGTGGTAAACTATTTAAGTGATCAGCGGCACCCGTTGCCATCTTAGAAAGAGTATCCCTGTTCATCGATCTAGTTTTTTCTTCAATTTCAGGGTTAGCTCTAACATAAGCCTTTCTTTCTTTCGCGCTCTTCAATCCACTAAGTTCCGGTATTGCTGTTTTAATGTTTTTCCTGTGTTCGGCCAAAATATCTGAACCTCCATGGATAGATTCGACGCCAGGGTTCAGTAGTGGAACATTTCTTGTGGAGCTAGATCTTTTGAGACTAACGCCTACATGTTTACCTTGTTTGGTAGTAACCACAATGTCAGAAGGGTCTTCTTTTTGGGAACTTTTAATCCCAGTACTTCGTTCGATATCACCATGCTTAGAAGTCCAATGTACTTCACCGATATCGTGACCGTCTTTAGATAAATTCTCGCGAATGTATTGTGCAGCGTGATAAGCGTATTTGTGCGCTTCATCTAATTGTTCAGGACTCAATGCTTCTTTATATTTGTGATACGCCTCATGAGGGGACAGACCATCAATATCTTCATGTTTCGGCATGTGTGTGTCTGGTTTGTGGGCGTTATCTTTCTTGCCACCGTTTAGGTAATATCCAGTTAATATTTCATGGATAATTCCACCAGCATTCGTGACAGCGCTTTCTTGTAACAAACCGTAGTAAGTGGCGGATTCCTCTAAAAAATGCGTGAATTTTTTAATATATAATCTTTGTGACATGCGTTGCACCCTCGTAAAATACTGCGTTAATACTATTTACATGTATTTATACGAAAGAGGGGTGCAGTCTCTCAACCACACCCCTCTCAATAATTTAAGCAAAACCAAAAACATGGTTGAGCGGAACCCCACCGTTACTCTCAACTCTTCCTTGACTATTAAATCTTAAAGAATATTATTCTTTCCAAGTCTCTTGCCTCTGTGTGCATAACACACTACATGTTTTTGTATTCATTCCTATTTAGTAAAACAGTTATCTTACCGTAGCGCAAATTTTGGTGTCCAACCATCAAACCCTCCGCCATTTGATAAGAACAGCGTATACGCTATAGCATCCCTTCTCGATGCAGACCGCTTAACAACGTTGTTCGTTTGCTTTTCAACGACCACATATATTCCATCTTCATCTAAGACGTAATAATTCACTATTTAAACCCTTCAAATTTATCTTTGGTAAATTTTACTTTTCTGTCGTTCTTTTGCGTCCCAAACAAAGTGTTGTCCATAACTGGTTTTGACGAATCATTCATAATATTATCTTGCGCTTCATTCTCTACATCATAGAGACGCATTTTTGCACGATCAACACCAACGACGAACCTGCGATTGCTCCCAAGGTCAGCATATCTATTCTTAAGCTGCTTAACCATAATTTGACCCAACCCTTCAAGTTCCTCGGTGGAGATGATCGCAAACATAAAATCAGCTGTGGCTGGGAGTCCAAAGGACTCTGATGTATCTTCCAATCCCACGTCGCTGCTCGAATTGTGAGTTAAAATATCATTACCATAGAACAAATGATTACCGGAAACTTCGATATCGACCATGTCAATGTCCCCAACTTCTTCAATATCAACTATCTTTTCCCACATGTACCATTCTCCCTTCGGTATATCCGTTTCTAATATACTCTTCTTTTTTCCATAAGTCGACAGTGATTGCATTTTTTCCATCATTAAGCCAAATTGACCCTTTACCTTTAATATACCCCGAAGGTATTTCTTGATCATTTTTTAAAAATAGCCTCTTTTAACTTGTAGATACTCCCCCACCTTTAGACCTCTTTTAAGGCTTTTCTCGCCTTCTTTCGTCGGGAACAGATGATCTTTACTGCAAATAATCTCTTTTCCAGATTCCAAAGTAATCTTATAACCCATTTTCTTTTTTACTGGGAATTTATGTACAACTTTATTTTTTCCATTAGAAGTGTCGACCATATCACCAATTTCAACATCTATGATTTTCTTCTTCATATTATTCGCAAAAACCATAGTGTCTAGAGCTAAACAGTATCCGCTTCGAGTAGTCTGAGTCGCAGAGACGATAGGAACATTGAATTCAATCGCCAGCCCTCGGAGCTCTTCTGCGATTGATTTGATAAGGGTATAAGAATTGACGAAGCTTCCATTTTTTATCCTTGATGACATACAGATATTCAAGTAATCAATGTAAATGACATCAGGCTTGAATTTCTTTTTTAATTTCAGTTCATTAAGTAGATGCCTGAAGTTAGCTGATCCAGCACATGCTGTGGGGTACTCCTTAACAATCAACTTACCAGTAGTCTTGGCCTTTAGTCTCTCAACCTTCTTCTTGTATGATTCTTTAGGTAAAAGTTTGAGGCTGTCCAACGGCTCGTCGAGCAGATTAGCATCTATTCTTTCAGAAATTTTTTCCTCGGCCATCTCAAGCGTAATGTATAACACGTTATTACCAGCCATCAGATTGGCTGCTGCAGCATGACACATGAACAAAGATTTACCGACGCCAGTTCCAGCCATAACAATATTCAAAGTCTTACGTGGTAGACCACCTTTGGTGACTTCATTCAATAGTGTAATATCAAATGGTATCTTCTGTTCTTTCTTGTGATAAAAATCATAACGCTCTTCGGCGTCTTCAATAAAATCATGTCCAATATGTGTATCAAAAGATACAGCCAAAGCATCCGAAAGTATTTGTGGGATCGATCCCTTTGAACTTTTCTCATTATCTGTTTTGTCATCTATAATCTCAATAGATTTCATAATAGAATTGTATATGGCTTTATCTTGGCAAAACTTCTCAGTGTTATTTTCCAACCATTCTAAGTCATGATCTTGATCGACTGACAATGAAGATATAAGGTTCTTACAATCATCAAATGCATTTTGATTGATATCAGTCTTGTTCGAAAGATCGATAGCCAAAGATTCTTTGTTAGGAAAGGTGTTATATTCTTCAATATAGCTCTTGATCAGACCAATCAAAATTTTATGTGAATAATCACTAAAGTATTCGTCTTTGATGAATGGCACGACTTTGCGTGCATACGGCTCATTATATACTAGATTATTGAAAATAATCTGCTCAATCGACATTAAGATTCACCCTTTTAAATTATACTGTACTATAACGTTATTTTGATTTAAATTCAACAGTTAAATTATTTTTTTACCTTTGTTTTACTAATATTCGCCGGCAACAACAAACTTTCATATAGAGCCATAAGACGAACGAGAAAGCTTGATTTGTTCCCCACTAAAGGCGTGTCGAGCAACCGCTCGACACGCGCATTATGATCTTGTGACATCTAGACGTAATCCATTTCATCTGTGTCCATGATGGACCCAACTACCATTTTATATTTCCCCTTGATGAACTCAGATAGGTTTGTTTCTTTAATCATTGTCATCCAGAAATCTTTATTATTTACAAAGTCCTTTGCTCTCATGTTTGGCTGAAGCAGCTCACCAGTCTCCTGATCCACTTTACAATACCAGCCATTCTTCGGCTTTGCCATGAATTGACCTTCCAATGCTAGGTCCAATAAACCAGACCAGCGATTGATTCCGCCATTGAATGAAATTGTAATCGGAATCTTAGATTTCTCTTTAACATACCTCGACTTCTCGATGTTAATGACAAAATGATACCCTGCAATTTCTGTGCCATCCTTATCTTGCTGCCTCCCAAGAACCCAGATATTATCGCTCCCGTAATAACTCCCAGTACCTCCACCAACGATATCTTTAGGGTACAAACCAATTTCTTTGTATGTGTGATTGATTACTACCATAGGAATATCTTTCAAAGAAAGATGCGGTGTTACCATCCGGAAAAGAGATTTCAACTGTTTGGCGCGGGACATATCAGCAACAGCTTTTTCGTTCAATGCGTCTTCAACTTCTTTCTTTGAAGCAATGTTACCGATAGAATCGATAACAATCATTACTTTGTCTTTACGATCTATTTCTTTAAGCTGCTTCATGATATCGAACTTCAGTTCTTCAATATCTGTGACAGGCGTATGAACCACTGATTGAAAAGGAATATTGAATGTTGTAAAATATTCTTGTGGAGTACCAAACTCAGAATCATAAAAAAGTACAATACCATCTTTATATTTCTTCAGGAACGAAGACACCAAAAGAAGTGCAAATCCTGTTTTGAAGTGCTTCGATGGCCCCGCTAACATTGTTAAGCCTGGCGTCAAACCACCATCGATAGTTCCACTCAATGCAACGTTAATCATTGGCACAGATGTCGGTATCATATCCTTTTTAGCAAAAACTTTACTCTGGTCTAGAGTGTCAGTTAGGCTTATAGTGCTGTTTTTTATTAATCTTTCTTTCAGTGACATTGCGTCTTCCTTCGTTGATAAACTCGTCATTAATAGTTAGTATACTATCGATTGCATTATTAGTCAAGCTTTTATTTACATTATTTTTATTTTTCTCACCTATGTTGAAAGCCAATATCAACAGAACTGCTAATGGGTCGAATACGAATATCAATATAACAATAACATATATAATAGATTTTTCTATAACCTCCTTAGAGGATTCACCATAGACCAACTCAGCTACGAATTTAATTGGTCCGACCTCCGCCGCCAGTTTGGTCTGTTCTATATCCAATACAGACATTTCTACATTGAACATTTGTATCTTATCCAGGGAAACATCGATCTCAGATTGAAGTGCATCCCTTTGTTCTTGTTGGTCTTTACGCACAGCAATCGCGCCTGATGATCCGCGTATGCGGTTGGCCTCTGTTAGTGAATTGACAGCTGCATCCAATTGATCCAAAACTGTTTTGTTGAAAACAATCCGCGTTGTTTCTCTATCTATCTTTGATTGGACGCCAGCAACCTCAATTTCCACGTTACTACCTATCAATGTTTGGTCAATGTGCGCTTTTGAAAGGAACCCAAAAATGCCCATACTTGTAATAAACATCAACACCACAATCGCAAATATAAAATAAGTCTTCGTTAGGAATGGAGCAATCGCCCAGTTATTATACAACCAAGACAATGATACCAATTTGCCTACTTCTAAAGCCGTGCCCATAACTACAACTGGCCAGAAAGCTGCAGCGAAGATTGCAGTCAACCCAATAATAGAATAATAACCCGCTATTCCTGATATGGACAAACCGGAAATCAATGTGACCCAAGGAAGGATTCTTATTGGCATGATTTATTCTTCACTCACATACTCGTTTATTACTGTAATAAACTCTTGGATTCTCTCCACACGGTCTGGCCAAAATATATATTCTTTGTTGGGGTCTTTAGATAAGTTGTTAAGAAGCGGCATGATCATTTCAACAAGACCATTCATTCTCTCGTTGAGTTCTGTTTCAGTCTTTTGGGCTTGCTGTTCGAACTCTTTGGCCCTTTCGGTTTCGTTTGCAATAGTCTCTCTTAAGATATTCTCGTGCTCTCGTAGCTCATTTTCACTAACGAGTGAAAAACCAAAGTCAAAGCTCTTATCTGTGATCATTATAATTTTCTCCTATTATTTTATGAAAAGAAATCTTCTAATGTTGTGGTGTGTTCAACATCCCAACCAATAACGTTTGTTATCGACCTAATTGGCTCTAGAAATGATTTATTGAATTGCATGTCTTTATCAATATATTTATCCAATTCAACACCTTCTGGCAATTTGTCAGGAGCCGCTATAACTGTATCCTTTATTGGATTGGGCATCTTCAAATACACAAACCTAACTTTATCACCATTTTGGATTGGCTTCAGACGCTTATCACCCAATTCTTTCAAAAGGTTATTATACAATAGCGCTCCCTTCACTTGGATTGGCGTTCCTTTCTTATAGATCATAGCGCTATCTCTATATTTTTGCATCCCCTTAATTCCCCTTGGGAAAGCAACCTGTTGGAACGGAAGAGTCAGGAATTCTTCTCGGAAGTTCTTAATGAATGCATGTAGACTAATTTCGTCTTCATTCATAATGATACCAAGCGCTTCTTTAATACTATTGCGACAAGCCTGTGGTGTAGAAGATCGAACAGATTCAATACCTTGCATCTTGAGATTAGGCTCTTTGAAACGCACACCCTCAACATCCCAACAATTCAAGATGTACATCTTTTTGCCACGCCAGATGCCTTTGTTGGCGATAGTCTCTCGCTTCATCATCATCTTTTGTTTATACGCATTCATGTAGTTAGCTAGTTCAGCATATGAGCTATCCATGAATGGCTGGATCTTTGCCTCAATAAATTCATCTAGGGCGTCTACTATTTTCTGCTCATCTACCTTTTTATCCACAAACACATTATCGATAACGCTTTTCATCTCCACATAAATCGAATCTGTGTCAGAAGCAATGATGTAATCCTCGTTACTTGTGCCCAGCATTTTATTCATATTTGAATTCATAGCTCGTTCAATCCAACGAATCGCCAGCTGGCCAGATGTAGTAATGGCTTCAGCGTGTTTGTGGTTGAACCATCTAAAGTATTTGTTCCCCAATGCTCCATATGCTGAGTTAAGTTGGATTTTCTTAGCAAGCTGCATATTATGATAACGTGCTATAAGCTTCTCATCTTCTGGGTTATTGTTTTGCTCGTAACGTTTCTTGGCCTCGATCATTTTCTTTTTATATGTAACACGGTCATCATACATTTTTTCCATCAAAGACGGGAGAAACCCTTGGAACTTTTTAGTATACGCGCAACCATTAGCTGCATGAGCATAATCTCGGTTTGGATCAAAATTGTCCAAATCCAAACGTTTATCCAACAAAGCACCCAGACCAGGCCAGAGTTCGTCTTTCTTCACAAACGTTTCGGGACTGATGTTATACTGCATAATGAGGTGAGGGTATAGACTGTTCAAATCGTACGATACAACCCACTCGCTGAGACCTAACTTTGGTTCTTTGACATATCCACCCACCAAAGATTGACCCTCGGAATCATCAACCTTTAACTGCGGAATTACAATTCTCTTGTCTAATAGATAGTTATGAATAATAACATCCCATGGACGCACAGTAGTTAGTGTGTCTGTGTAATTGACCTTTGCATCATACGCAAAAGCCATAACCTGTTCGATGAATTTAAGTTTATCTTCCAGTCTATCAACAAGCACGCAGTCATGGATGTTATACTCAATGAACTTTTGATAATTGTTTTTATAAAGATCAAGAAGATCACCGTACTCCGAATAATCAATCTTTTTCTCACCAAGTTCAACTTGAGCTATATAATCCAACTTATAGGATTCTTGGTTGCTGAACTTAAATTTCCGATACAGGTGGTAATAATCTAGAACGGAAATACCTTCGATAAGATAACTCTCGTTCTCCTGACCACGGAAATCAACACCACGTTTCCTGATATTACCAAATGGCGAAAGCTTACTAGCCATATCCATACCCAACCGATTAATGACGCGGTTAGTCAAGTATGGAATATCAAAGAATTCGATATTCCAGCCTGTAATGATATCAATGTCCATCGCGCGCCAAACGTCAACGAATTTCATCAACAGATTGTCTTCATCTAGACATTTAATGTATTTGATTTTAGGGTCATCAGTAACAAAATCACCGCATCCCAAAACAACTGAGTGTCCTTTGATGCGCATTGTTACCGCAGTTATCTCTTTATCGGCCAAAGCTATGTCTGGGAATCCCTCATCGGCAGCACATTCAATATCAATAGAAGCAACATTTACCTTCGATGGATCATAGTTAATCTCGCCTTTGTATCTATCATAGATATACATATACTGGAAATTGTTAAAACCATAAACCTCGCGATTTGATACATCTTTATATTGCTGCGAATATTCTTTAGCTTCTTTGATTGTATCAAAATCAAGTTTAGCTACCTTCGCGCCGCTCAGTGTCTTGTATGTCCCAACATCACTCGGTACGAACATGTAAGGTTTATAGTTCTCCCAGAACTGTACTCGTTGGCCGTCTTTGTAGCCACGGAAATATATTCTATTACCTCGTTGCGAGATATTAGTGTAGAAATTCATGGAATCCCCAATCATATTATAAATGTGTTATATATATATAACCCCGACTTTAATTAAAGTCAACAGTTAAATTATCTTATATCGTCAATTGATTCAGTTTTCGGATTATCGACTACGATATATTCTGCTGTTTTATCCAGCATAGCATATGCACCGAGCATCCGGCGGATATCGTGCAGCTGCCTGATAACAGATTCGAGCGTTTGATGTACAGTCGCATCATTTTTATCATCGATCAAATCCATCAGTACTACATCTAGATTTGAATCTAGTGAATGATCAACGTGAAATTTGATAGGCGCGCCGCTCTTGTCGACCTCAGAGTTGATCTCTAGAGGCGGGAAGAGCATGTTTGTCACCAACTCTATCTTTTCTTCTGCGGTTGTTTTTGGTAGTTTTGGTTTTCTTCGGATCGTCCACGGTATAATGTTTTTTATCATTTTCTATATCTTTTTCTTCACTTGAAACATGTTGTTTTTCAATTTGACATTGACGCAATAATACCCTGAGGGATTTGATCTTATGTGCTATTTGATCGCATATGAACATAATTTATCTCTTGCCCATATTATATTTGGTTTCTAGGCTCCAAAGGTGTTTTTCTTTAAAGCTAATAACCTTGAATTGAGAGTAAATAGTGTCTTCGGAATCCACCTTTTCTTCTTCAACAATTTCCAACAAATGCCAATCCCTCAACATTCTTGCAATTTTATTCCTACGGCATTTATCTTCTTCGGAGAAGCTAGTAGGTTTGCCGTCTAATGCAAACATTTCCTTAAAATGCACAATATAATATTTGCCTTTCTTATGCAAGATATGGCATGTTTGGAATATCTTCTTCTCCCTCTTAGAAGCGACACCTATTCTAGTTAATGTTTCTTTAATCCTCAAGAAGTCTTCACTTTTAATATAGACTTCTACGAGAGATTCAACAAGTTCATCCATTTATCCACCCTTTTCGATCCTTGTTTTTATTTGATCGAGCTGGTCATCGGATAGTATTGAGATAGCTGAAATTGCTTTTTGATAGCCATATCCATAATACTCCATAACCGCTCCAATATTACTATTTTGTTTCTTTTTGGACCATTTGGCGAAACGCTTTTTTGGTCGTATAGTATTTAGAAGATAGCGATATTGAAGCTTATTATCTAGGTTATGATGTACATTCATCTCCTGGGCGTAGAACAGGGTGTCGGTGTGGTATGAAAGGGATCTGTTTGTTAGAAATGAGCTATATGACTTCTCTGCACCTTCGTCTTCTTTCATTAAATCTTTTTTGTCGAATGTAATAGATTTTACAAAATCAAAAGGATTCATTAAGAATACTCCAGCTCGATCATCATCTCAGTCAAACAAGCCATCAAGTTGATTTCTTGATCAGCAGCAAACGCTGATTGGTATTGATATTTAGCAAGAATCAAAATCATATGTGCTTCAGACTCTTTGTTAGATAAGAACTCAGTACTTGTGTCATACAGTTTACGGAAAACATCAGATTGATCGTTGTCTAGATTCTCACCAACCCATTTACGAATACCGCTGAAGTTCTTTTCTTTCATCATAGTAATGAGGTCTTTAATGGAAACTTCACGCAGGTTGACAAGCATACCTGAATCAATTCTACCTGTCGCTGAGTATCTTTGTAATTCGTTAATAACACGCCGCCAATCAGGAAAGTGTTTATTGATTACTGTGGCTACTGTGGCTTGATCGAATTCAACACCTTCTGTTTGTAAAATACCAACAACTTTCTTAAAGAAAGATGAAGCAAGTTTGGCCATATCTGACTTAGAGATTTTAAAATCAACAACAGAACACCTTGAATGTAGGGGATCGATAATACGGTTGCTGTAGTTACAAGTAAGAATAAATCCGCAGTTTTTGGAAAACTCTTCCATGAAGTTTCTAAGCGCTGGTTGTGTGGAGTTCGAGTTTAGATAATCAGCTTCGTCTAAAATAACATATTTACGCCCACCACTCAATGATACACTCGAAGCGAAATTAAGGATTTCATTCCTTAGTGTATCAATATTACCATTCATCGATCCGTTGATAATGATGTAATCACAATCAAGCTCTTCAAGCATAGCACGCGCTACTGTCGTTTTACCAACACCAGCCGAGCCAGCTAGGATTAAATTAGGAATGTTCTTTTGGTCCACAAACGTTTGGAATGTCGTTTTTAGATCTACTGGTAGCACTGTATCGGCGATTGTTTTTGGTCTGTATCTCTCGCACCAAAGGAAGTCTTTATTTTCATTCATCATATTATAAGTTCCATTCAATTATATAGGGCGAAAGGGGGGATTCATCCCCCCAATGCTATTTAAAATGAAGAAGATTGTTCAACAGCGATATAGTATTCTACTTTACCTTGCCTAAAGTGTGAGATACCTTTAGAACTGATAGTTACATCATAATCACCTGGGATTGTTTTGATATTCTCAATCTTAAAGATAGCCTTAAACACAGAATCAGTAGAACCAATATCGATCGAGTAGGTATCTCCAGAAGGATTCTTTGAATCCGCTGCTTGAAGTCGTACTGTAGTACCATCACCTTCCATCAAAAGTTCAGGCATACCAAGAATGCTCGCTGCTTTCTCAACGTCGCGCATTTGCGCTTCGGTGATAGTAACTTTCACATCTTCTGAAGGTAATACAATTTCTTTCTCAGGCGCTTTTGTGATTGTATTTTCTTCAGCGTAAACGTAGCTGATCTTTTGTTTACCATCCGAAATAACAACTGTACGGTCACCAAACTCTAGGTCAGGGTCTGGAAACAGACTCAGTGTTGACAGGAAACGATCTAGATTATACACCGCAAAACGCTGTGGGAAAGTACTATCAACCGTAGCTTTAGCCATGATAGTTTTAGATGGTGAAATTGTGCGTAGAGTATTGCCCTCTGGGATTAAAATAGAAGGGTTAATCTTTGCAAAGTTTTTCAAGATTGCAATTGTATTAGTTGTAATTTTCATACTATTAATTCCTATTTCTTTTTCTTTTGTTTCTTAATTGTATTCGGGTCAGCTGTCGCAGACACACCAACTGACGCCAGATCAGCCAGCGACCCACCAAAAATATACGAGCCTACATGTTGCAGTTTCATCCACGGACAGAACCATGTTTTAAGGTCAGCCTGTTGTGCTTTTTGACAGAACCAATAATCCTCGGATAGATAACGTTTGGATACTGGATCAATCTCGGCTTGGAAATACTGCAGAATTTCGCGACTACCATCAAACGCCTCAGTACGCACGTGGTCCGGCTTATAACTGTATTCAGCGTATACCTCAGAAAACTTTGTCATCGCCTTTCTAGACACCATCATAAACCCTGTACCGATTTCCAACACCTCGACTGGATCAGATAGTTGAATCGACTGTTGTCCACCTTTTGGGTTAAAGACAAAATCACCAACAAAATTCTCCAAGACATTAGGATCATCATCGGCTACACCTTTATCTACTGCATGTTTGATTTTTTCCCAAGCAATAGTTTTCTTTGGATACGGTCCACCGATAATATCATATTCATCTTCATTCTGCGCCTGTAAAGCCATAAGCGCAATAACATCTTGTGCATTGAAACCAATATCGGAATCAATAAACATCATATGCTCAGAAGTCGAGCGCATGAACTCATCACAACAGTAGTTACGCGCGCGGGTGATCAATGACTCATTGAACAGAAAGTACATCTGCAATGGGATGTTATGATTAGCACACATAGCAGAAAGATCCGCCACAGAGCGAGCGAAC